CACTCAGGTAGAGAGAGCCACCAACTGTCCAACCTTCTGGCAGTGATGTCAGACCCGTGCAGCCACTCAGGTCGAGAGAGCCACCAACTGTCCAACCTTCTGGCAGTGATGTCAGACCCGTGCAGCCACTCAGGTAGAGAGAGCCACCAACTGTCCAACCTTCTGGCAGTGATGTCAGACCCGTGCAGCCACTCAGGTAGAGAGAGCCGGTAACTTCTTTCAGATTTTTATATTTTTTAAATTCTGCAACAGATGATATTACAAGATTGCCTTCGTATTTTGTGATGTTTTTCATCTTCCATTCCACTTCCATATGTAGGTGATGAATGAGATTAGGGAGCGCATGATGTATTTCTCCGTGGTGTGTTGCTTCAGTATCCCCACAATACGCACACCATGCGCGTATGTCAACAACTATTTTCGCGTTTTCAGGAATTGTGTTAGTTGCCGTGGTTATTGGGGTTAGTGCGTGTTTGGGTGGTTGTTATGGGTGTGGAATGGAATTATTTTTCGTGTTTAAACATTTCGTGAGTGATAAATTCAGTGATGATTCCGCGCATCTCATCAAGTGCAACAGCAATTTTTTCTGTTGTACCCATTACACCATCTGGATTTTTATAATTTAATCCAAGCCTATCAACACTTGCTGACAAATCTAAGATTGCCAAAGCAACAGCATATAGACCGTCACCATCATCAGCTTTTTTATCCCATAGTTTTTCGTCTATCATAAAATCTCCTTACCCATTCTTTATACTATTGACACAAAACTCTATAGTCTGCTTATATGCTAATCCGCAGCAATTATCAAGAGGGCATCATGTCACAATTCACAGAGTTATTCGAAGTCATCTTAAACACATCAAAAATAACCCAAGCCGATGCAAGCGCACGCATGGGTATATCAGCGCAGTATCTATCCGACATCAAGCAGGGAAAACGAAGCCCAACTCCTGAGATTATCGAATTACTCACCAACGTATTCAATCTTACCCAAAAACAATCTACTGAACTCCACGAAGCCGCCGCACGAGATAAGGGATTTAAGGTTTAATTTTTAAATGCGGTGGGTTGCATGTCACAAGAAATTATAGATGAATCGGACAAATCCGATGACGACACGAAGAAATCACGCGAACGCAAGAACGCTGAATTATCGAAATTAAACGATAACTACAGCCTTGTTATGCGTGGCAGTAACGTGATGATTATGCGCGAAGGCATTAATCTAGAAACACAGGCGCGTGAAATAAGCTTTCTTAATAAAGAAGCGTTTTTATTATATAATCAGAATAAAATTGTTTGGATTGACAAGAAAAAAATATCCGTTGCTAAAGATTGGCTAGAGTGGAAAAACCGCCGCCAATACGATAATCTTGTATTTAAACCAAATCAGCCACAAGAAATCAAAAGCCGCGTTAATTTTGGTGATGCTGGCAAGCAATATAATTTATGGCGCGGGTTTAGCTTTGAACCACAAGAAGGCGGCAAATACGATATATTCCTAGACCATTTGCGCACTAACCTATGCGACGAAAACGAGGAGCATTATCAATGGGTGTTAGCGTGGCTATCTGATATCTTCCAGCGTCCAAACCGTAAGAACGGCATGGCCTTAGTGATGCGTGGCAAGCAAGGCGTAGGTAAGGGCGTGATTGCTTCCACCATTGGCAAATTATGCTCTAAGCATTACATGCTTATAAGCCAAAACTCGCAAATTACCGGAAAATTCAACGGGCATCTTGCCGATAAGATTTTAGTTTTCCTAGATGAACCACCTTGGGCAGGCGATAAACAAGCAGAAGGTATTCTTCGTTCTCTAATCACCGAGCCTATTTTAGCAGTCGAGCATAAGGGCAAAGATACCATCACCGTTGATTCATACGTCCGATTGATTATGGCAACTAACCACGACTGGGCCGTACCTGTGGGTATGGAAGATGAACGGCGCATGGCTGTATTTGACGTTTCCGAACGGCAAAAGCAAAATATCCCTTATTTCAAATCTATGCTTGTCCAGTTATCCGAGAACGATAACAGCGGTTATAAGGCTTTGCTGCACTTCTTTCTCAATCACAAGTATGATGATGCCACTCTAAACAGGCTGCCACTCACACAGGCTCTATTAGACCAAAAACAGCTATCCTTGCCTCGTCATGCCCAATTCTGGCAAAGCAAGCTGCAAGATGGTTTATTTAATGACGAAAACAATGATTTCCGTTTCGGTTCAGAAATTAACCTAAACACGTTTTATCAGTCATACTTAGATTTCTGCTCACAAGTGCGAGAAATGCGCCCGATTGAGAAACAAGGGCTAACCAAGCGTTTACGCGGTAAGTTTTGTCCTTCATTGGCTATCAGGGAAAGCAACGGCAAGCGATTCATAATCTTGCCAGAATTAAAAACCGCTCGCCGCGAGTTTGAAGAAGCAATCGGCCAACCTATCAACTGGCACGAAGGCGAAGTAGGCACGATGGACTTGCCTATTTTTTAGTATCAGTTAAGGCAATAATCTTCCCAACATACGCGGGTATCTTCCGCCTCCCTGCTTCCCAATGCGCCCAAGCTGGTTGAGTCACGCCAACGCTCTCAGCCGCTTCCTGCTGGCTTAGGTCGTTATCTAAGCGGTATTGCAGCAGGTCGCGGATGGTTAATTTACTCATAGTTAGCAAACTCGTATTCAGCTTCTTGTAAATCACGCTTGGCTTTGACTAAATAGTCAACTAATTGCTGTTGCACGTAATCAAACGAGATTAAAACCTTGGCCTCTGTTTTGTTATAGCTTTCTTCTTTAAGTAATATTGTAATATCCCAACCATTTTTATTTTTTTCTTTCAAAGAGTTTAACGTATCCAAACGCCTTTGTGCCCTAGAAAGCTCATACCCTGCATTTGTAACTTTGCTTTTTAACTCATTGAGGCGGTCTAGTTTTTCTAACGTCATCATGGCTTCACCTTCAAGTTAGCCGCGTTAAGTTTAGCTGTGTGATAGGCAATATTTTTCTCTAAGCGTTTAATCTCACTTCGATGGTAACGAACGTTCCATGCCCATGTGCGAGTATCTTTTTCTTTGGAGAATATTTTGCGTTCTTGTTCGGCTATATATTCCTTACGTTGTTTTTCACCATGTGCCAGCGCATCCGCTTCGTTAAGAAACACACTACAATCTTTGACAATAGTACACCCTAAAACATATTCAAAACCGTCTTTAGTTTGACACACTTCTGTAATCATACGATGGTCAGCCTCCACCACACTTTGATGAATTGTTATTTTACCGGACGGCTTATCGTATCCGTGGCCGCACCCACATTCAATTGAGTGTGTAATATCATCATGTGTTATCATTCTAATTCTGCCTGTACCGCCACAATCAGGGCAATCCACTGTCACCGAAGCAATTGGACAAAATTTAGCTATATAAACGTAACTGCCTATTTTGTGCATGGGAACATATCCTTTGTTCTATCAAGCATGTTTCTATAATTAACGCCTATATTCCAAGCTGTAATGCATTGGTATAAATATGCGCCTAAAACAAAATCTGGCGTATCGCTTTCATTTTCTAGGGAATGTTTATTAATTACGACTGTTAAGTCTTTCTCTATTTCTTCACGTGTGCTCATTTTTTAATATCCTTTTATGTTTAAAACATTTGATAAGTGTCTGGCCGCTGCGTCCAATTCTACCAAACGGTTCATTTCAAATACTCCTTAATCGCATCGTGGGTATGTTCAATCCCCAAGCACTCATGCGTCATCTTAAACGCCGCACCGTCAATTTTTATTACGTCAATGTTATCAAGTGCTTTAAGCATGAGTTTCTCGATTTGTTTGTCATAACCTTTAACAGAAAACTTAGGGTAAACTTTAGTAAAGGCTTGTGCATAAACCTTGGCGTATGTCTGGGCTTTAGTTGGCATATTTAGCCCCTGTGATGAATGGTATTAGTGAAGGCACATGACTGCCATTATACACGGCCTTACAAAGCGCATGGGCCTCGTCTTTATCAATCGCCATTTTAATCGCTTCAATCCATTCATCGGCATTTACAAGATGAATACCTTTCTGGATACGGTTGCTTTGGACAATCAAGCCGTTCTTGAACTCGGTTGCGGTGTAATGTGCGTTTTTAAATATGATTTGCATATTAGTATGCCCCCACAAATTCATGAATTTCATAACCACGGCGACGGTGAACCTTCCAATACTTAGCCTCAACAGCGGCTAGATTTTCTTTGCCGTTTACGTCGTAGTATCCAAGACGTGCTTGGCGAATTTCTTCTTGTGCCTTACGTACAGCGGCCATTGCTTTTAGCTTCTCAGGCAGTGGCAAATCGCATTTATAGGTATCAGAAAAACAGTTTGTTGCTAGGTTGTATGTGCGGGTTAGTTTCATAATAATCTCCTGTGGTGTGATTTGTGGTGTGGCAATTAGGCGGTTAATCCGTGTTGTTTCCAAATATTCAAAATACGCATTGCAAGCCACGGAAACCATTTTTCACATACGGCATCTAGTTTCTTATCGCTTGCATCTAGTGGTATTGTGCCAAGTTCTTTCGCTGTTGCGATAATATCCACATAATTAAATGGAATATGTAACGCGCTTGGCAATCCCTGCAACCAGTCAACTAAAGCCTTGAATCTTCCAACTTGCGGAATATGCCAGCTTCCCTTCTCAGCCATGAAAATGTCATATAATGCGAGGGCTTTATCTGCATTCATTTCTGGCTCTTTGTCATAACCTGTAAAATCCATACATTCAAAAATCCAAGCCTCAATCTTTAATCTGGTTTCTTTCTTCATGGTGTTATTCTCCTGCTTTGATGGTGATACGCTTGAATGTGAACTTGCAAAAATATGCGCTTGATTGCAGTCCATGGTTAACTGGTTTTTTGCGGTATAATTCCCACATATCGCCGCAATGTCTGACTCCATAATTCCGCATTGTATCGCCGAAAAATTTCATAGTTTTACGGGTGAAAAAATGTGAGTCATGCCCAGCTTGTTCAACCTGATATTTTAACTCGCTGGGCATGATTGCCTTGCCGCGTTTGATGTGTTGCGACTTGCCGTGTAAATGTGCGCTTAGATTAGTAGGGTTAATCATTTTAGACTCCTGTGGTGTGTGATGGTTTAGGCGGTTATTTCTGTATAGTAGCGTGTAAGTAGCTTGATACTTCGCATCCAAGATAATCAGCAAATTGCTTGATTGCTTCTTTGCGGGTTGATGCTTGTGCGATGAAGGTTGTTAAATAACTACCATCTGCCCAGCAACGATATGTTTTAAGCGGTTTATCCATTGTTTACTCTCCTTGTGTGGTGTTGATTATTACAATGTAATAGGCTTAGTCAGGCAATGCAAGAGCTATTTTCGTTTCTTATGCGGATATTTTATCGCTTGGTTTTAACAGTGGTTTCCTATCCAATATACGCTTGAAACTAAATAATTACACAAAACTAACCTAAACTCATAAACGTTACGGAACGATTATTTCCACTTGACTAACCAGTCCAATGGCACTTTAACTATTTTGGCACTGCATAGTTGTTCAATGATACCAGTCACTCAGTGCCGAAAGTGCCACAGTGCCATTAGGAATTGAAATCGCTCCAAAAATTATTTTTGTTTTGCTGCAATTTTTGATTTGCAATGGCACTTATGGCACTTTAACTATTTATATATATAATTTAATATAATAAAATAAGGTAAAAAGTAGTTAATTTTAGGCAGTGCCATTGCAAAATTGAGAACGGCGCAATGGCACTTACCCGACTTATGGCACTTGTGGTGTTTTTTGCTATTACTTTCATGAAAGCATTATTTATTTAGTTGCAAAGATGAATGTTGATTTTAACTAGTTTGTTTGTTAATGTTTGTTGAAAAACAATCAAGGAATATTATGACTGGACATGGTGGTCTTAGAGAGGGTTCAGGAAGGCCTCAGGGCATCCCTAACAGGTCAACTACAAAAGCACGGGAGACTATAGCCGAGTTTGTGAACGATAGCGCAGACCTCTTAAAAGGCTGGTTAGAGCGTATAGCCGAAACTAACCCAAAGGCCGCATTCGATTGCTTCGTTAGTGTCTGTGAATATCACATCCCAAAGTTGCAAAGGTCAGAGGTCGATTTGACCGTTAAAAAACAATCAATGACCTATGAAGAAATGATTGCATTACGTGATATGATGCTCGCTAGTCGTGGCCAGATGATTGAACATAAACCAGAAGCACCCATGATAACCGTCGAAGCTGTTGACGCCGTGGAAGTGCAAGAAGGGGAGATTGTAGGCAAAGCCATCCAACGCGAAACCGTGGGGAAAAAACCAAAGCGCAAACGATTGAGTATTGAAGCTAAGATTGCAGCACTAAAAACAGAACAAAACCAACAACCAAACTTGTCGGTCAACGAAACTAAACAAGAAACTTTGTCTATCAATTCAACAAATAACGATTAACTGCCAATATAACTATTCCCAACTCAATAATGTATATTATGTTAAATAGCCTATAATTGTTATATATCAATAGCTTGCAGGAAATTCGGTATTTGTAACCCCATACAAAATAGGTTGTTATGAAAGGCGACCATCGAACGTCAATCATTGAATAGGCTTTATAAGGCTGATACACTCTAAGCTGTTGATATTACTACTAACACGAGTAAAAAGCCCATAAATTCTCCTAGGGAGGGTATTTTTAGCCGAGGGGGGGGTAGGGGTAAAATAGGATTGATAGGGGTACGTACGCCTATTCCCACATCCACATATTTCTCAATTTACAACATCATAACGGAACCGCAATGAACCTTACCCCTGCCGAGATAGACAAAAAACTAGCCGAGTTAGACGAATTGCTAAAGTATGGCCGATTGTATGATTACAAGCCGTATGCGAAGCAGAAGGAGTTTCATAGCAAGTCATTGACATATCGAGAGGTCTTGTTGATGGCGAATAATCAAGGCGGCAAGACGTGGTGTGGTGGGGCGGAAGTAGCGATACATGCGACTGGTTTATATCCGAAGTGGTGGGAGGGTCGTAGGTTTACAAAGCCGAATAACTGGTGGGTAGCTGGGCCTTCAGGGGAGGCGGTACGTGACACGGTGCAGCGTGTATTGATGGGGAGGTTAGGTCAGCAGGGTACGGGGATGTTGCCGAGGGATAATATCATTGAGGCGGTGAATGGACGTGGTGTGGCTGATTTGCTGGATTATGTGTTGGTGAAGCATGTGAGTGGTGGGATTAGTTCGATTAAGCTGAAGAATTATGAGCAGGGTCGTGATAAGTGGCAGGGTGACACGTTGGATGGTGTATGGTTTGACGAGGAGCCACCGGAGGATATTTATACGGAAGGTTTGACGCGAACGAATGCGACGAAGGGGTATGTGTTTATGACGTTTACGCCTTTGAAGGGTATGACGGAGGTTGTGCGGAAGTTTTTGACGGAGAAAAGCCCTGATAGAAGTATTGTTCGTATGACAATTGAGGATGCGGAGCATATTGCGCCTGAAGAACGTCAACGGATTATCAATTCGTATCCTGAGCATGAGCGTGATGCTAGAACCAAAGGTATCCCGATGTTGGGGAGTGGTAAGGTGTTTCCTGTAGCGGAGAGTTTGATAACGTATGAGCCGTTTAAGATGCCTGAGTATTGGGGGCGGTTGGGTGCGTTAGACTTTGGTATGGGGCATCCGACTGCGGCGGTGAAGGGTGCATGGGATAGGGATGCGGATGTGGTGTATATCACGCATTGTTATCGTCGGACGGATGCGAAGATTAGTGAGCATGTTGGGGTATTGAAGCATTGGGGGAAGATACCGTGGGTATGGCCGCATGATGGATTGAAGCGTGATGCGGGAAGTGCGAGGCCGATGGCGAACCAGTACCGTGATGAGGGTTTGGATATGTTGGATTACCGGATAACGTTTGAGGATGGCGGGAACGGTGTAGAGGCTGGTATTGCAATGATGTTGAACCGGATGGAGACGGGGCGGTTGAAGGTTGCGAGTCACTTGGCGGAGTGGTTTGAGGAGTTTCGGTTATATCATCGCAAGGATGGAGAGATTGTAAAGCTTCATGACGACATCATGTCGGCGACGCGGTACTTGATAATGGGGTTACGTTATGCGAAAGTAGAGCGCGAGCGCGGTGCTGCGTTGAACGATGAAGAGAAGCTGATGATGATGTCGCGGCGAAGCGGTATATCAGGCGGTGGTTGGATGGGTAGTTGATGTCAGTTGATGATGATACCAAGGGTATGGAAGATGCTGACTTAGCAGAGAAGCAATTGCTTGAAGAGGCGAAGCGTCGGTTCCAGCAGTGTGTAGAGAATGACGTTGATGTACGTTCCGAGTATTTGAAAGATTTGCGATTCCGTGTTGGCGACCAATGGCCTGAGGGTATTGAGACATCGCGTGAGAAGGATAACCGTCCGAGTTTGGTAATTAATCGGTTGCCGCAGTTTACGCGGCAGGTGACGAACGATGCGCGGCAGAACAAACCTGGTTTGAAAGTTGCGCCTGTAGAAGATGGCGACGTTGAAGTTGCGGAGATTTACAATGGGTTGATACGGCACATCGAGCAAGCATCGGATGCACAGATTGCGTATGACACGGCGATTGATAGTCAGGTGACGGGTGGGTTCGGGTATTTCCGTTTGTTGACGGAGTATTGTACGGATGAAGGATTTGACCAAGAGATTAAGATTAAGCGGATTTTAAATGCGTTGACGGTTTATTTTGACCCGAATGCGCAAGAGCCTGATTACAGTGATGCGCGGTTTGCGTTTATTGTGGAGGATATGACATCGGATGCGTTCAAGTTGGCGTATCCAAAATCGAAGCTGTCGAGTATGGCTGATTTTTCTGCAATTGGTGACGATGTTTTTATTCAGGGCGACACGATGCGTGTGGCTGAGTATTTCAAAGTCGTTATGGAAGATAGTAAATTGTATCTTTTGGAAGATGGTCAGATTGTTGATAAAGTTCCCGAAGGCATGAAGGCTCTGAAAGAGCGCGTGGTAAGTATTCCAACAGTGAAGTGGTACAAGATTAGTGCGACGGAAATTTTAGAAGAAAGCGTTTGGCCTGGTAAATGGATACCGATTATTCCGGTGCTTGGTGAAGAACATATTGTAAATGGTAAGCGTATTCTGGTTGGCTTAATTCGTTATGCTCGTGACCCGCAGTCGATGTTGAATTATTGGGTGAGTGCGCAGACAGAAGCCATTGCACTTGCACCGAAAGCGCCGTGGTTGATGGCTGAAGGTCAGGATGAAGGGTATAAGCATTTATGGGAAAATGCAAACCGCGATAATCAATCGCGGTTAATTTATAAACCAACTTCATTAAATGGCACGACGTTGCCAGCACCACATCGGTTGACAGCAGAACCACCAGTGCAAGCGATGATGAATGCAACGAATATGGCAGGTCAGTTTTTAAAAGATACGACTGGAATTTATGATGCGTCATTGGGTGCGCATGGAAATGAAACATCTGGCCGAGCAATTTTAGCGCGTCAGAAAGAGGGTGATGTTTCGACGTTTCATTTTATAGATAATTTTTCACGTTCGATTAAACATATGGGTCGTCAGTTAGTGGATTTGATTCCAAAGATTTACGATGCACCACGTATTATTCGTATTGTTGGTGAGAATGGCGACGAGAAAATGGTTCCAGTTAATCAACCAATAGATGGTCAAGTTGCCAAGATATTTGATTTAACGACTGGTAAGTATGACGTGGTGTTAGAATCCGGTCCGTCGTATTCGACGAAGCGTGAGCAGTCAGCGCAGATGATGTTGGATATTAGTAATTCATATCCACAGTTGTGGCAAGTTGCTGGTGATATTTTAGTGAAAAGTTTTGATTGGCCAGGAGCTGCGGAGTTATCAAATCGTTTGAAATTGTTGTTGCCCCCACAAGTGCAACAACAATCGGATGGTAAACCAGCGATACCGCCTCAAATTAAAGCGCAGATGCAACAAATGACGCAGATGATGGATGCGTTGACAAAAGAATTGCATGATGCAGCGACGGAAGTCGAGAAATTAAAGGCGCAAGAAAATATCAAAGTTATGGAAATTGAAAGCCGCGAACGGATTGCGACGATGCAGTCAGAGGTTGATTTGCTAAAGACGCAAGCCTCGCTTGAGCATAAAGGTCATTTGACTGCATTTGTTCAGGAATTGGATTTACTGAAAAAACGTATGGCGATTATGTCTGACCATACGTATCAGGCGAATGAACATGCACAACAGCAAGCAATGGTTCCTGAGCCGCAAGAAACTCCATCGAGTGAAGGCCAAGAACCGATGCCGGATGCAGAACCTGCTGCGGTATCATGATACCACATTATTTTCCTTGACACTAATTCCATTGGTGGTATTCTGATACCACATAGCAACTGGTAGCCCTTAGGGCATGGAAGCAAGGCATGGACATTGATACTGTTTTAGGTACTGAGACGACTGAGGTCGCTGGTGATAAGCAGGATGGTTATATCGTAAGGGAATATACAGCGCCGGAAGCGAAAGAACCTGAAAAGGTTGAGGAAATTCCAGCGGTAGAAGTTCCCGAAAGCGAGCCAAAAGATGAACATGATAGCGGCGACACTGGTAAAAAACAGCGGCGCGGCGGGTTTCAGAAGAAAATAAGCCGATTGCAGGAAGAAAATGCCCGTTTACAGGCGCAACTTGCTCAATTAGCCACTGAACCAGTCAAACCTGCTGAAAAACCAAAGCTCGATGATTTTAGTACACATGAAGATTTTGTTGAGGCGTTATCTGAATTTAAAGCTAGAGAAGTTTTAAAGAAAGATGCGCAAGAGCGTGAATCACAATCAAAACAGAAGCTTGTTGAAAACGAACGACAAGCTAAAGTTGCAAAATATGAAGCTGGCAAGGAAGCTGCCCGCGAAAAGTTTGCAGATTATGATGAAGTAGTAAATAGTTTTGACGAGCCAACTTGTCCTGACTTGAATTACGCGCTTTTAGATAGCGAAATCGGTGCTGAATTAGCTTATCACCTTGCTCAGAACCCTGATTTAGTTGATAAGTTCAACAAAATGCACCCTGCTACGCTTTACCGTGAATTTGGTAAGCTGGAAGCTTCATATATAACTAAAGAACCGACTGTTGCTGCTGCGAAGAAAGTTACAAACGCTCCGCAGCCTATCAAGCCACTAAATTCTAAAACGTCTGAACAGAAATTTGATTTCAAGACGTGTCCTGATTTAGAGACTTACAAAGCTGCTAGAGCGAAAGGATTAGTCCGTTAACATTTAGCAGCTATGGAGTCTTTCAATGGCAAATACATTACTAGATATTTCAATGGTAACTTTCAAAGGTTTGGAAGTTCTTGAAAATAATCTCACATTCACCAAACAAGTTAATCGCGATTTTGACGATGAATTTGGCAAAACTGGCGCAAAAATCGGTCAAACTTTGTCAGTTCGCAAGCCAGCGCGTCGCACTGCACGTACCACTCCTGGCGTTCAAATTGAAGGCGTTCAGGAAACTTACGTACCAGTAACCATTGATAAGCAGTACGGTTCTGACACGTCATTCACCTCTAAGGAAATGACCTTGGATGTTGATAACTTCATGGACCGTTATATGGCTCCTGCGGTTGCTGCTGTAGCGAATAAAATCGACTATGATGGTATGCAACAAGCATTAAACGTTTATCAATCTGTTGGTACACCTGGCTCAACCCCTTCTGCATTGCTAACGTATTTGCAAGCTGGCGTGAAGCTAGATAACTCCGCAACTCCAATGGGTGACGGATTACGTGCATGTGTGATTAATCCAATTGCACAAGCAACGATTGTTGATGGTTTGAAGGGTCTTTTTCAAGCAAGCGATAAGCTTTCTGACCAATATACGAGTGGCAACATGGGTAAGGCTGCTGGTTATAAGTGGTCGATGGACCAAAACTGTGCAGTAAATACCATTGGTGTTTATGGTGGTACTCCTCTTGTCAACGGTGCATCGCAAACTGGCGCATCTTTGATTACCGATGGTTGGACTGCTACTACTACTGTGCTAAATGTTGGCGATGTATTCACAATTGCTGGCGTATTTAGTGTTAACCCACAAAACCGTCAATCAACTGGTCAATTACAACAATTTGTTGTAACCGCAGCAACGGTAACCGATGGCTCTGGCAATTCTACGATTGCTATCAGCCCTTCGATTATCACAAGCGGTATCAATCAAACTGTAACGGCATCGCCTGCTGATAACGCAGCAATTACGATGTACGGTGCTACTGGCACTTCGACTGTTAATAACCTTGTATTCCATCGTGACGCATTCACTTTCGTATCACCGAAGATGTGGACACCTAATGCTGGTGTTATCAAGGCAGCGGAAGCATACAGTAAGAAGCTAAATATGACTTTGCGTATGGTTCAATATTACCAAGGTGAAACTGACCAAATGATTACTCGTTTGGATTTGCTTGGTGGTTGGGCAACGCTTCGTCCTGAGCTTGCATGTCGCGTTCTTGGATAATCTTTTAAATTAATGGAGAAGTAAAATGGCAAATTCCGGTCCAGCAACATCTGCTGATGTATTGGGTACTACCTCGGTACTAACTGGTGAAATTGGTACAATTGTTGCAGCGGGTTCTACCCTTGCAACGGGGACTGCAATCACCACAGCAACAACTTACGTAACTGGCGCTGATGGCACTAAAGGTGTAACTCTACCTGCGGCTCAAATCGGTCAACAGTATCTCGTGTTTAACAATGGCGGTTCTGCATTGAAGATTTATCCTTCAGCAGCAACCATTGCGATTAACGGAGGTACGGCAGGTGCGGCAATTTCGGTAGGTGCAAATAAAGGCGCACACATCGTTGTATTGTCCAGTACAGTTATCGGCGCAGTATTCGCTTAATTAGCTTTGCGGCTTTTAAACTGGCCGTTATCATGTAAAAAATGGTAACGGCCTTTTTTTACTATAGAGGTATGACATGCTTGAATATCCAAAATGGCTTTATAAGTATGGGAATGAAGCGGTAATTGTTCAGAATAAGGAAGAACATGATGCCCTTGGTGTCGGTTGGGTTGAAAGTCCAGCTGATATTGTAGAAGTTGCAGCAGAGCCAGTACGTCGCGGTAGACCAGCTAAAACCGAGGAATAATCATGACAACGGTTCGTGATATTATCAAAGCGTCGCTTGCTAATATCCAAGCTATTGCCATTGATGAAACGCCAGAAGCAGCGATTGAACAACAAGCTTTCTATGCCTTGAATCAAATGATTGATGCTTGGCAGAATGAAAGCCTGTTGATTTATAACGTTCAGCCTTCGGTATTTCCATTTGTGGCTGGTCAACAAACTTATACATGCGGTACAGGTGGTGATTTTAATACTACGCGTCCTGTACGGTTTGATAGCGTTTATGCGCGTGACTCGTCAGGTAATGATTACCCTATTGAGGTTGTTACTGCTGAAGAATATGCAAGTATTGCAGCTAAATACATAACAACACAAATCCCACAATGTATGTATGATGATGGTAATGTACCATTAAAGAATTTGTCATTTTGGCCAAAACCTAGCGATTCATCTTGGTCGGTAGTTCTTTGGTCATGGGGGCCTATTCAGAGCTTTACTGATGTGACTGAAAGCATTTCTATGCCACCAGGCTATCAGGAAATGATAGAATATAATTTAAGCGTATATCTTGCGCCCAAGTTTGGTAAAGAGCCAACTAAAACTATCGTTGACAAGGCCATTAGTTCAAAATCCGCCGTTAAACGTATTAACTACACAGTAAATAATTTGCAAATGCCTTCAACATTACCAGGTCAACGCGGCAATAGATATACATTGGCTGACTTCCTTTCGGGGCGTTAATGCAAAAATATATTCCCTTCATTGGACCATCATATGTTTATCGAAGCGTACCTTATGATGCGCAACGCAGTATAAATTTAATACCAAGCAAGTCAGAGATTGGTGACAGCCGTACACCTACGTTATTTATTGGTAGCCCTGGTATTAGCTTGTTTGCCGCGGTTGGCACTGGCCCGATACGCTGCACATGGAATGTAAATGGTAGGTTATTTGTTGTAAGCGGAAATACTCTATATGAGGTATCATCCACTGGAGTAGCAACCAGTCGTGGAACTCTTTCGACATCAACTGGTATTGCCGATATTTCGGATAATGGTGTGCAACTATGTATTGTTGATGGTGCTTATGGTTATATTCTACAACTTACAACTAATATTTTTAGTAACATTACATCTGTTGGATGGGTTGGGTCAAATAGCGTTGATTTTATTGATGGATACTTCGTATTTGTAAAACCAGATTCAGGCCAATATTATATTTCTGCTCAATATGACGGTACAACGATTGCCCCGCTTGATTTTGCAACTGCTGAAGGCTCGCCGGATGGTCTTGTTACAGCGGTGGTTATTCATCAAAATATATGGTTATTTGGAAATAAAACAATTGAAATGCACTATGACAGTGGCGCTGCCGCATTTCCGTTTGAGCCTATTCAAGGGGCTTTTATTGAATATGGATGCGGTGCTATTTCAAGTGTAGCAAAAGCGGCTAATAGTATTTTTTGGCTTTATTCTGGTTATGATGGTGATTCAATTATTTTTGAAGCAAACGGTTATCAACCAAAGCGTATTTCTACTGATGCTATAGAGGCTAAGATTCGTGGGTTAGGCTCTATATCAAGTGCTAAAGGCTATACATACCAAGAAGACGGTCATTTCTATTATGTCTTGAATATAGATGGATTAGATACAACGCTTGTTTATGATATTACCATGCAGCAATGGCATGAGCGAGCTTATTTTGACCCTGCAACAAGCAGATATATGCGCCAAAGACAGGATAATCATGTATTTGTGTTTGGTAAGCATTTAATGGGTGATTATATAAATGGTAATCTTTATGAACAATCATTGGATATTTATTCAGATAACGGCGATTTAATACGACGAGAACGTACATCACCGCATATTATCAATAACCTCAATCAGGTTGTTTATAATTCATTCCAGCTTGATATGGAGGTTGGAATTGGTCTTGATGGAGCACCAGCGACAGAAGATATTGAGCCAATGGTTATGCTTCAATGCTCTAATGATGGTGGAAAAACTTACGGCAATGAAAGACAGGCTTCAGCAGGGGCAATTGGTCAAACCCGCAAACGTGTGCGTTGGACACAATTAGGGCGTTCGCGTGACCGCATTCATAAGTTAAGTATTTCATCAAGGGCTAAGATTGCCATTTATGGCGCAACGATTGATGCGGAGGCTTTACGTGACTAAGCCTCTATCTGTAGCACCAGTTAGAACACCAATTACGATGGAAAATGGTTCTATTCACCCAATTTGGGTGCAATGGTTTCAGTTACTTTATGCCAGCATAACTACTGGCGGTGGCGGAGGTGCTGCATGGGGTGGTATAACTGGAACTTTATCAGCACAAACTGACTTACAAAATGCTTTAGATTTAAAACTTGATGATAGCCAAGCGACAGCATTTGGGCTTTCATTGCTTGGCGCGGCTAACGCTGCGGCAGGTAGGACGGTTCTTGGGCTTGGTGCGTATGTTCCCGTTAATACTGTGACAGGGCAAGTAGACTTTGGCTATGCTTCTGGCGGTGAAGGTAATTTTGCAACTGTCACAGTAGCGGCTGCATGGGTAACGCCAACAAGCAGAATTATTTGTAGTCCATTATTAACGGCTACTGCTGACCATGACCCAGATGATTATGTTTTGGAAGGTTTAAAAGCATATCCTAAAAACATTGTAAATGGTGTAGGATTTGATATTGCGGTAGAAGCTGATTACGCCACTTGGGGAAAATATAACGTTCAGGCAATAGGGGTTTAGTATGAGTGTGATTATTAAAAGTGGAAGCACTGCGGCTGTGGCTGATGTTGATGCTAACAGTAATTTAAAAGTTAACTTGCCGACCACTGCTTCACAGGCAGGATTCCAGCGTCAAACTTTCGTTCCCGTCAGCACTGACACACGCGAAGCACGTATTTTGCAATCCGGCGAATTGTACTCAACGGTTGGCAATCGTCTATTTATGTGTGATTTCAATGGTGCGTCGGCTGGCGCTTTATTTAATAACCAATGGAACCAGCAAGCCACGACAATGGCAACAGCTTTAAATGGTGGCTTCCTTCGTTTTAATAACGGTGCAATTACTACGATTAATACAGGTGTTTCTGTTAATACATGGACAGTTTTTAATGTGCAAAACGGAAGTGCTTTGCGTTTAAAAGGGCATATCCGCCACACGAACGGCGCTATTTCTAATAAACAATTTGATTTCGGGTTTGGCTATTATGACGTAGCCGCTAACCAAGCCGCAGCTATGAATGAGTTCGTTGGATTTAGATGGACGCAAGCTGGTGCGTTAATTGGTGTTCTTGAGTATTCAACAGGTGGCGCAGCAACTTCGGTAACAGTAAATCTTAATGGTGGTGTTCCGTATTCTGATAGTGTTTCAAGAGAATACGAAGTGGTTATAACGAATAACCAAGTCGAATTTTGGATGAATAATACATACCTTGGTTTCATTCCACAGATGAATGATGCTGCTGGTGCGTTTAAGGCAAATGGTTATCCTGTAGTGGCTCGTCTTTTTAATAGCGGGTCTGCCCCAGCTCTTGCCCCTGTATTTGACATTGGAACGGTTGGCGTTGAAAGTGTTGGTGTGGACATTGATTTACCAGTGTCGACTATGCGGTCATTAACGGGTCGCCATATTATGAATAACCAAGCTGGTATTCAGGCTGCTAACGGCTCTCCTGTAGTTGTTCCGGCTTCTGGTACTGCTCCAACTGCCGCTACTGGCTCTAACACTGCCACGGTATCGACGGGTATGGGTGGTTTTTACCGTATGAATGGTGCTTCTGTTACTGTCACGCCTCATTCAAACATTATTGTTTCATCTTTCCAAAATCCAGCCATACCAGAAACTGCTGGTGCGGCAACTGATGCAAGGCCGTTTGTGGTAACAGACATATTCATTTCGCCTATGGTTGTTACGACTGTATTAGCTGGCGGTGGCGCTGTGTGGGAGTGGTTTGTTGCTACTGGGTCTACCGCCTTATCGCTTGCTACTACTGACACTATTGGCGGTGCAGCCATAGGTACAAAATCACCTCGTTATCTTCCTTTGCCTGTCATGGATACCGTGGCCGCAGCAGCAGCCGCAGGTACGGTTCTTACAAGAACGGGTAACAGTTCATTTAGTTTGGTTACTCCGATTACAGTTAATCCAGGTGAGTTTTTGCACTTTGGTATTCGTGCGCCGTATGTTTTGGCTGCAATTACATCTGGGACGATAGACGGAAGCATTGGGCTTAGCGGGTATTATGTGTAATAATTATTGACTTATAAACAGTCAATACGTTATTATTTATGCACAAATCGTGTCACGCTTAA